CGGGCAAGTATGGTCGACGCTCGACGATGGTTTACACCCGATGGGACAACCGTTACGAATAATCTATGGCCCCCCGCAAGAAAGACCAGAAGCCCGCCAAGCCTTCCGCTAGGAAGAAGCCGACGACCGCGCCTCAGGCCGCGTCGAGTGGGGCCACGTTTAATAATCAGTATAGCGGCAACCAGTGGGGCAGCACCGTCCAGACCTACGCCCGCCGCGTCATCTACGCTCCGCAGCCGGACGACATGCGTCGCGACCTCTCGCCCTGGGATCGCAATGAGATGGTCAAGAAGTGCCGATGGGCCGAGCGCGAGTCCCCGCTCTTCCGCCAGATCCTGAATGACATCTGCATCTACGTCGTCGGCGACGGCATCAAGCCGCAGTCCCACGCCGAGAATCCCGAGACCGCTCGCCTTCACGAAGAGTACTTCGCCCGCGAGTCCAAGCGCATCGACGTCTCCGGCAAGTCCTTCTACCAGTGCCAGGGCGTGCTCATGCGCTCGGCCTTCCGAGACGGCGATGCCTTCGGCCTTAAGGTCATCAACGGTGACCGCGCCCAAATTCAAATCGTCGAGGCCCACCGCGTGGGCGACCCTACCGACGCAGACACCCCTGATGATTGCTGGGACGGCATCGGCTTCGGCAAGTATAACGAACCGATTTATTACTCTGTCTATCAAGCCGACGGCTCATCCCGCAAGGTCGAGGCTCAGTCCGTCATGCACATCATGGACACCGAGACCGCTTCAGGCTCTCGCGGCGTCCCGGTGCTTCAGTCCTCGCTCAACAGCATCCAGGACGTGAAGGAAATCCTCGAGCTCGAGCGTCGGGCCGTTAAGGACAACGGCGACGTGACCCGAGTCATCAAGAAGGGCTCTGGCTTCCTCGACGACGACGCGGCCTCCGAGATCTCGTCGAACCATAACTCCGCTGAGATCATCGCAAGCCAGATGGGCGGCAAGGCCATCGTGCTCGAGTCCTCTGACTCTTTCGAGTCCTTCGAGAGCAAGCGCCCGAACTCGACCTTCGTCGGCTTCCTCGCGGCGCTGGAAAAGGACATCTGCTCCGTCCTCCCCTACGAGTTCGTAAAGGACGTCACCGCCGCCGGCGGAGCTGGAGTCCGCCTCGTGACGGCCAAGGCCGCTCGCGTCTTCGGCAAGTATCAGAACATGATCATCGAATCATTCTGCCAGCCGACTTGGGAGTATATCATCGCCGACGGCATCGCCCGGGGCGAGATCCCCGACGACCCCCGCTGGTGGTCTGCCTCTTGGACGACCCCGAAGTCGGTCACCGTCGACGCCGGCCGTGAAGCCGCGAATGACCGGGCCGACATCGAGATGGGCCTGATGTCCATGTCTGAGCTCTACGGCCAGCGCGGCCTCGACTTCCGCTCCGAGATGGAGAAGCGAGCCGCCGACATGGCTCATATTCAGAACCTTGCCCGCCAGTACGGCATCCCGTTCGAGCTGCTCTTCCGCCCGACGAACACCCCGCTCGGCACGGTCGCCCAAGTCGACCAGGCTGAACCGCTCCCCGGAACCAACCTTAACGAAAAGAAATGACCCGCTTCCTATCCCATGCTCTCAAGGGCCGTGAGCCGATGCTCATCGACCCGTCCAAGGCCCAAGACTTCGCGGTCATGGCCGAGAAGTTCGGCTTCTCCGACATGCTCGCGCAGATCTTCGGCGTGGCCCCTGCCCCGTATATCCAGAACGGCGTTGGCGTCATCCCGATCGTCGGCCTGATCTCCAAGGGCGTCAGCCCTCTCGAGCGCATGATGGGCGTGACGGACGTCAATGAAATCTCGGCCACGCTCGACGCGATGGCTGCCGACCCCGCGGTCGAGAAGATTGCCTTTAACATCTCGTCCCCTGGCGGCACGGTCACCGGCGTCGAAGAGCTCGCCAACAAGATCCGCGACGTGGGCAAGCCGACCATGGCCTATACCGATAGCGAGATGGCCTCGGCTGCTTACTGGCTCGGCTCTCAGGCTGACCGCGTCGTCGCCTCCCCCTCGGCCACCGTCGGCAGCGTGGGCGTCTACATGGCCATCCCTGACATGTCCAAGCTCTACGAGTCCCAGGGCGTGCGTATGGTCGTCATCAAGTCCTCTGGCTCCCCGCTCAAGGGCGCCGGCATCGAAGGCACGTCCCTCTCTGACGAGCAGATGGCCGACCTCCAGGCTTCGGTCGACGGCATTCACGAAGACTTCAAGGCCGCCATCCGCGGTAAGCGCAAGATGGTCGCCGACTCCGCCCTCCGTGGTCAGGTCTTCTCGGGTAAGCAAGCCGCCGCCCAGGGCCTAGTCACGGGCTTGGCCGACTCCTTCTCCAAAGCCTTAGCCTCATTCTAAAACCTATGCCCCGCATCTTCACTGACATCGACGACACAATCCTGAAAGACGGCCAGCCCGTCGAGCGCGTCATCGACTACATCGACGAGGCCGCCGAAGAGGTGGTCATCCTGACCAACCGCCCCGAGTCCGACCGCGAGAAGACCGTGGCCGACCTCGCCGCCACTGGCCTCGAGTATCAGGAACTGATTATGAATGACGGCTCCGAAGAGGCTCCGGCCTTCAAGGCCCGCGTCATCAAGGAACGCCTGGACAAGGGCGAGCGCGTCGACCTGTTTATCGACAACCGGGCCGACAGCCGCGAGGCCGTGGCCGCCCTGGGCGTCGAAGTCATGGCCCCCGAGGATGTGCCTGAAGTCGTCGAAGAGTCCGAAGAAGAAGTCGAAGACGAGGTCGAAGAGGCCGTCGTCCCCTCGGCCAAGGTTGCCAATTTCCGCAGGACTAGCATGACCATCGAAGAGCAACTCGTCCAGGCCGCCGCCTCGCTTGCGGGCCTTACCGCTGAACGCGACGACCTCCGCACCACCGTCGAGAAGATGACCGTCGGCGCCTCCGCCGAACTGGAGTCCCTCAAGGTCGAGGCCGCCGCGTCGTCCTCCAAGGTCGCCGAACTGACCGCCGCCCTCGAAGCCTCCGCGAAGGAAGCCTCCGAGCTGAAGGCCAAGGTCGCCGAACTCGAAGGCTCGAAGGCCACCGCCTCGAAGGAAGCCGCGAAGATCGTCGCCTCCTTCGGCACCGAGCCCGTCGAACTTCCGAAGGGCGACTCCCCGGTCAAGATGAGCAACGCCGACATCAAGGCCGCTTATCTCGCTCTCCCTCCTGGTCAGGCCCGCATCGCGTTCTTCAACGCGCACAAGGCCGCTCTCATTTCCCTCTAACCCTCACTCCCTAACACACTACTATGGCTACCGTCCTCCCTACCGCTCCGGCTATCCTGTCTGACTACATCGTCCAGACCGTCGCCGGCAAGCTGCCCATCCTCAACAACATCTCCGTCAACCTCTCGGCCTCTGTCGGCCGCGCGGGCAAAACCGTTTTCGTCCCGATCATGGGTTCGGGCACGGCCTCGGAATTCAACAAGGCCACCAACACCCTCGCGGATGTTGACGGCGCCACGATGACCAACTCCTCGGTCACCCTCAAGCACTTCAAGTACGTCGACGAGTTCAGCCCCCTGGACATCCAGGAGTTCGGCATGCAGTACCTCATCAACGCTTACGCGAAGACCGCCGCTCAGGCCATCGTCGACAAGTGCTGGGAAGAAATCGGCGCCGTCTTTACGACCGCCAACTTCGCCACTGAAGAAATCGTTACCGTCAATGACTTCGGCTATGACGACGTGGTGAACGCTCAGTTCCTCCTCGACACCGCCAAGGCTGGCCAGCCCCGCTCCTTCCTCGTCGGCAACGGCTACCTGAAGGCCCTCCGCAACTCGGCCTCCCTCGTCAGCTCCCTCAACCCGAGCGCCAACACCGTTGTCACCACCGGCAACGTCGGTCAGGTCGCCGGCATGGACATCTACCAGTGGAACCAGATCCCGAACGTCGAGAATCTCGCGGGCGTGGCCATGGGCCCGGATTCCCTGCTCGTCGCGACTGGGGTGCCGATGGCTGAAATCGCCGGCTTCAACGCCAGCGTCGCCACGGCTGAGTCGGGTCTCTCCGTCCAGGTTCTCGTCGGTCAGGCTGAAACGGGCAACATCCGTTGCATCGCTCAGATCCTCATCGGCGCGAACAAGGGCCGCGGCACCTCGGCCGTCCGCTACGTCACCGCTGCCTAAGCGGCCTGACATCGAAAACGGGGGCTCCGCAAGGGGCCCCTTTTTTGTGCCTGTTTGCCAATGGCCGCAGGGTTATGAGTTTATACTCTGAGTTCCTGCCCGACGCGAAGGAGATGGTCGCCGATTTTGCCGTGGCCGGTTCGGCCAACTCGGGAGCGATTACATTCGCTTGCCTTATCTCCGACCCCGCCGTGCAGACCGTGCTCGAAGCAGGGGGGTATATGGAGCGAACCCAGTACACCGTCCGCCTCCCCGCCGCAACGGCCTCCTGGAGCCTTCCAGATGGGTCTACGGGGGCTTCCAC